CTGCGGTGGCCGCGCTCCCGTTGTCCGGAATGACATCCACGATGCTGGTGGCGCTGATGGCTGCGTCGCTGATGCTGGCCTCGTAGAATCCGCTGACCAGCGACCACGCGCCGGTGGCCACTGTTTTGCCGGTCACCTGTGTGGCTTTGCGTGTCGCCCATGACAGCGTGCCGCTGCCGTTGGTGGACAGCAGCTGTCCGCTGGTGCCGTCGGCAGATGGCAGGGTGTAGGTAGTGTTGGCCGCCAGCGTTGCCGGTGCTTGGATGCCGACGTAGTTCGTGCCGTTGTTGGTGGCCTCGCCTAACCGTACCAGGCCGGCCGTAGTAGCCGTGCCGTCAATTTCGAGGGTGTTGGTGCTGGTGTCGTACGTGAACGCCTCGTCGTACGTCATGTTGCCCGCACTGTCTTGGAACCACACCGACTTGAATCCGCCAGCCGGAGGTGTTGCACCTGGGATGCCGATGCTGCTGTACGTTGCCTGCGTCGTGCCCGCCCATACGCTGCCATCATAGACGAGCACCTGGCCGACCAATGGCGGCTGGTCTTTGACGTTCGCTAAGTTCTCGAGCGTTGTGGCCGGAACAATCCGCACGTATATCTCGCCGGTGGTTGCGTTCTGCTTTGTTACCCAGCCGATGATCTGCGCGTAGGAGTTGAAAGCCGTCGGCAGTGCGCTTGTCCATGTGCCTGCTGTGGTTGCGCTTGCGTAGAGCAGGGTGCCGACGGTAAAGCTGTTCGTGTTGAGGCCGCGCACATGCCCTACTGCGCGGGCGTAGCCTGATGCACCGGCTGCGATGTCCTCGGTCATGACGCCCAGGATGCGGTGTGCGTCAACGCTAAGCAAAGAATTGAACGCGGCGATGCGCAGCTCACCCGTAGTCGACTGTGCACCGCTCTCGCGCACAATGGTGCCCTTGGTAATTGTGCTGGCTGTGTTGTTGTACACCGGCACATCCTTGGTGGCGACTGTGTTTAGAGTCGAGATGTCAACTCCGTCGACAGATCCACTCACCGCAATGTTGCCAACCACATCGAGCGCCGCAGCTGGCGTGCTCGTGTTGATGCCGACCTTACCTACGTTCGAGGCGGCGGTGATGAACATGGCCCCCACGCTGTTGGGCGTAGGCGTCGCGTCGTCCTGCACGAATACGCGCATTTGCCCAGGGCTTGACTCGCCCAAGCTCCAGTACGTGTTGCCGCTGTTGGAGATGATTTGCGCGTTGCCTTCCTCGAGTGTCACCGCCATGCCGGTCGTGGCGTTTGCCTCGTGCACAATTTTGGTGACTGTGTGCGTGTCGTCGTCGAGCGGTTGGAACGTGTCGTACAGCCGCTCGATGCGGACCGACAGGCCGGTGACGGTGGCGTCTAAGTCAGCGAAATCTGCACCTATCTGGCCTGCGTTGTTGTTGGCCTCTTGGATGCCTTGGGTAAATCCGTTTGACGGGCTGCTCGGAAATCCGTTGACAGGCCCGCGCACGTCTTCCGTGTCGCTGGTGGTGTCGGTGATGCCGGTGGCGTCGCGGTTGACGTAGAAAGCCTCGACAGTAGTGGTGCGGCTGTTGGCCTCAACGCTCAGCTGAAACGGCAGGAAGTAGCGCTCCCCGTCGTAGAGCGTGTGATACATTTCAATCGGCCCCTTGTAGAGCTCGCCCCGTTGCACGCGCGTGTGCAGCCGCTGGCCGGCCAGCACCTCGCGCACGCCCAGCAGGTGGATGCCTATGCCGGTGCCGGTGTAGTTCAACGAGGTCCAACCGGTGCTCGGCAGCAGCTGGCCGCCGTCCACAATCTTCAGGATGCCCTTGCTGTTCTGCGAGACGGCATCACCTACGTAGACCTTGGGCTGCTCGTAGACCACGCGCGAGGAGCTGAGCCCATGCGCGCTGAACGTCACCTCGTCGCCGTTGGTAGCGTCCTCCTCAATCTGATCTACACGCAGCAGCTGCACCCGGTAGTTCGTGTTGACGTTCGTCACGTTCGACAGGTTGCCCTGGTAGCTTACGTTCTGAATTGCGCCCGTGAGCTCGATGCTATTCGACTGCGCTGTCAGCGGTGGCGTCACGATGTCCATAGCCACCACGAGCGCGCCCTCACCGGTGCAGCCCTCGTTGATGTCGTAGACGTCGGTCACGATTTCGAAGGGCCCGGCAGTCAGCGACCAGGTCGTGGTGTTGTACGTGTGCGGCTCGTAGCTCAGCACGCTGCCGACTTCCATCTGAAACAGGTTCTGCACCCCTGCGAAGGTCGCAGTGCGCCGCAGGTAGTAGTTGCCCACCTTGAGCGTAAAGCGCAGGAGGAAGCGCCCCACGCGAGCGTTGCCCGTTGTGGTGCCGTCGCCTGGCTGCGTGATGTAGGCGGTGCCGCTGAGACGCAGCACGCTGTTGGCGGCGTAGTCGAAGTCAGCATCTTCGAGGGTGGTACCGAAGTCGGTCTTCTCGTAGACGTTGGCGAAGATGCGCGGCACGTTTCCGCTGTAGTTCTGCGGCCGCTCCACGCGCATCAAAGGAGGCAGGAAGCTGTGCTCGTAGCCCGCCATCTTGATGACGTCGGTGCCGAGGGTGAGCACCGTGTTGAGCGAGGTGCTGCTGCCGCTCACGGATCCGCCTTTGGTGCAGGTGACGAAGTTGAGTGTGGTGCTGTACTGGTATGCCCCTACTGGGATGAACCAGAAAGTGCCGTTCGCCTGAAAGATGCGCGCGTTGAATGCCGTCGCGAAGGATTCGAGCACTGTGTAGATGGACAGGAACTGGTTGACGCCATCCTCGTCCGGGTTGTAAAAGCTGTTGTGCAGCACCTTCGTGTTGTACAGGAAGTTGCTCGCCGCTACGTGGTCGTCGCTGCGGAAGTCGTCGACGTACTTGAGCATCACTGTACTCGTGCCCCACAGGTGCGACTGGCGCACCCACGAGAGGCCGATGATGAGATGATCCACGACAGTGCTCGGCGAGGCGAGGCCGTAGCCGGTGCCGCCGTTGTTGTACAGCACGTTCTTGAGGTTGCCCAGGTCGTCGACTGCGCGCAGCGTGGTGCGTACCGGAAAGTACTCGTCTTGAATGACGCACTGGTCCGGCTGCAGCACTCCGCCCCAGTAGAGCGTGTTCACTCCGTCGGGGTCCTTGATGATGGCGACGGTAAACTCGCCCTCGGCCGATGTCGCCAGCGCCTCGATGAAGGTGCTGTGGTCACTCGTGGTTTCAGTAAATGGGATGCTGACCGAGGAGCCGATGATAGGCTGGTGCCTGCTTTGGTTGTCGCCCTCGTACGAAAGCGTGAACCCCTCGCCGCCCAGGTTGAAGGTGTAGGTGCTGCCGAGGTAGCCGTCTTGGTAGATGTTAACGCGCCAGCCGTTGCCGTCTTGGTCAAGGAACTCACTGTACAGCCTCAGGTTGTATGCCATCAGAATCCGCGGATGCGGCCCCGGTCGATGGAGGCCCGTTCGTTAACGAGGAGGAGGTCGTTGCCGGAGATGCGGCCGGTCACGACGACGTTGCCGCCTGCGTTGCCTATCATGCTGCGCAATTTGTCCAAAGGTGCGACAACTTCCGGGTTGGTGCGCGCTCCGGAGTACTCGCCCATGAGACCCAAAGTAGGCCCGCTGATGACACCACCGTCGGCAAATGCCATCACGTTGCTGAACACACTCTTGATGAGCGCCATGCCCGCCGTAATGAGCGCAGGGAGCACGATGGCTGCACCCGGTCCGGTGCCGACGGCCGTCTGCCCTGCCGCCTGAATTGCGAGGGCGGTGGCTGCGTTGAATGCGGCATCGACTGCTGCGCTTGCCACGCCCTTGAGGGCCTCCTGTGCTCCTTCGCCGGTCACGATGAGCGTGCCAAGTGCAGTGCCGAACGCGTCGCCCATGGAGAGCACGTCGCTCTTCAGGTTCTGCACGATGTTTTGGATTTCGTCCGCGCGCTCCTTGGCCGCTGCAAACTCTTGGTCGGCGAGGCCGGTGTCGGCGACGGTAGCGCCGGGCGCCATGAGGCCGCGGTTGTCGAGGGCCGGGTTGGGGATTTGCCCTGGCGCAATCATTGGCGCCGGGCCTTGGCCGGTAGCCATGCGAGCCAGCTGCGCGCTGCGCTCGTTCTCGCCCAGTAGCTTGGCCGCTACCGCCGCGTCATTGTATGCGCCCTTCAGCCCGTCGAGGTAGGCCTCGTAGTCGCCAGATACCGCGAGCTCTGCCTGCAACAGGAACAGCCGTTCCGACAGCACGTCCTTGTAGGTCTTCTCAGCTTTCTCCGCGTCCTTGGTGGCGTCGGTCGCGGCAGTCATGGCCCCAGCTGTAGCCGTAGCCGCAGGCACAACCTTCTCCAAGGCTTTGCCGAAGTCGCTGGTAGCGGCTGCGGCGCTGTCGCCCTTGTATTTGATGCTGTCGAAGAAGCCGTCTACCTTGGCTTGGATGCCGTTCAGCCAGCCTGCGATGTTGCTATCTGCACCGACCGCAGCCAGCACCATGTCCACCGCTCCAGCAATTTGCTCAAAGGCTCCGATGACAGTGCGCACCACCGTCTGCATTACCGTCAGGCCGATGTTGGCCAGGCTGCCAAAGAATCCCATCCAGTCGCCGGTGAACAGCGAGGTAAATGCGTTGAGCAGGTTGCCGATAATCCCGAATGCACCGCGAAAGATGCCCATGATGAGGTCGAGCGCGTTACCGATATAGGCGCTGATGTGGGTGCCGAATCGGTCCCATACGATTTGAAACAGCGCGACCCCAGCAGACCACACCATCTTGATGGCTTCGATGGCTGCGCTCACCGTCTCTTTGAGCGTGTCAAAAACCTTGGCCCCGTTGCCGGTAGTGAAGTAGGCCTTGATGTCGTCCCAGTTGGCGATGATGAGAGCCACCGCGCCAGCGACGGCCACTGCGATGAGGCCGATGGGGTTGGATGCAAGGCTTACCGTCATGGCTTTTACCGCCGTCGATGCCACCAGGCTCGCCGCACGCACCGCCACCAGCGCCTTGCTGAATGCGCCAAAGCCGATTAGCAGCGGGCCGATGGCCGCGGCGATGCCTCCGATGATGAGAATAATCTTCTTGGTACGCTCGTCAAGCTGTTGGAACGAGGCCGCCATCTCGGTCACCTTGTCGATGGCTTTAGTGACCATAGGCAGCAGGAGCTCGCCGATGCTGGCGCCGGCCTGCTTCAGGTTGTCGAGCGCGGTACTGAACTTGCCGGCCGCCGTCTGGCTGAGGCGCTCCATAGCTTGGTAGGCGAAGCCGCCCTCCTCCGCGAATCCGCGCAGCACCTCGTTGAATTGCTCTACGCTGACAGCGCCTGCGCCCAATGATGAGGCAGGCAGGCCGGTGGCCTCGCTCAGCGCAGTGAAGATGGGGATGCCGCGCTCGGCGAGCTGGTTCAAGTTCTCCAGCTCCACCTTGCCCTTGGCTTGCACCTTCGCGAAGATGGCCGTGATGTCCTCGATGCTTTCGCCGGAGGTGGCTGCGATGTCGCCAAGGAATCCCAGCTGCTCGTTCACCTGGCTGATGTCGGTGCCAGCCGCAAGTAGCTGGCGAGCGGCTCCTGCAATCTCCTCGATTTGGAACGGTGTGGCCGCAGCGAACTGGTTGAGCTGGTCCACCATGGCGCCCGCCTGCTCAGCACCGCCGGTCAGCGAGATGAACTGCGTCTCCATGGTCTCGAGGTCGGCGGCGGCTTTTACGGCCGCAGCGCCCAGGCCGACGATAGGCAGCGTCACGCCCATGGTCATGGATTTGCCCATGTCCATGATGTTGTCCGACGTCTGCCGGATCTGCCGCTGAATCTTGCCGAGCTCTTTGTTGAACTCGCGGGTGTCCGCCCCTACGCGGACAATGAGGTCGCCGAGTTTAGCCATTACTGCTCTTTGCTATTTGGCGCAAGATAGCCAAGCCATCCGCAGCGGGTTTGCGCTTTGCCTCCCATGGGAACTCGGCGATGTCCTCGGGCTTGAGGCGCTTCTTGGTGTGTGGGTTCAGCAGCAGGCAGGCCAGCCACCGGGTGCGCTCCCACTCGCGCTGGTCGCGCTCTTTCTCGAGCTCGAAGAAGCCGGTGGCTGCGTTGTTGAACTCCGCGAAGGTGAGGCCGTAAAGCACAGACGGGGTCAGGCCCAGCTGGCCCAACCCCGTCGTCTCAATGTCGTCCCAGTTTAGGGCTTTGCCTTTCCCGCGCTTTTTTTTTGGTCGCCTCCGAGCAACGCCGCGACGGCCTGCGTGAGGGTTTCAAGGTCGGCAATGGTGCAAAGCTCGAGGAAGTCGTCCGCAGTCAGGTCCCAAGTGTGGCCGTTCGCTTTGGCTCCTGCCTCAGCGAAGTAGTAGGCCAACTCCGGGATACGCGTGACGTCTGTCTGGTCGATGTTGGCCACCTTCACGCCGGTGTTCTGCTCGAACTTGCGCCACGCCCCGAGGGATGCGCGCAGGGTGAAGGTGCGGCCGCTTAGTTCAACCAGCATCAGACGATGGTCTCGCGTACGACAGCGCCGGTGAGGTCCATGGTCAACGACCAGGTCACGTTGTCCTCGAAGCCAGCCGTCTGCTCGATGCTGGTGATGTAGCCAGCGACGTCGAATTCCTCGTCGCCTGCGTTCGGTAAGCTGCCGCTGCCGACGTTGGAGAACACCGCGAAGACCTTGGTGCCTGCGATTTGGTAGTCCACCAAAGCGTTGAAGCTGTTGGTTGCGTCCTCAGCGAAGATGCCGCTGACGTTGATGCTGGCCGACTTCAGGGCCGGGAGGATTTCGCGCCATCCGGCGGACGTCTTGGTAGTGATGTCGCGCACGTCGGTGGACATGGAGATGCTGCACTCGGTCACTGCGCCGACCACCGTGTGGGTGCCGTCGGTCGTGCCGGTGAAGAAGCGAATGCTCGAGGCATTCAGGTAGCCAGTGGTCTGTGCCATCAGTCGGGAGTATTTTCGGGTTGGAGTTCAGGTGCGGGTTGGTCTGTGAGCTCAGGCTGCGGCGCGGGCGCTTTCTTCGCCTTGGCCGCTTTCTTGTAGGCCTCGTCGTCCGGGTGGGCGTCGCAGTACTCGCCAGCGACGAGGATGCGGTAGAACTTCATCGATACTTCGACGGTCTTGCCCGTTTCCCACTCGTAGCCGTAGAGCTTCAGGGGCTTCTTGAGAGTCACAATCATGACCCGAATGTACGGAGTTTGCCTTACTTGGATTTCCGCTGCGTGATGTACCACTGTCCCCCGATGCAGTGCACGGTGATGCCGTCGTAGTCGCGGTCCATGGTGGCCGAGGCGCTGCCGTCGATGGTGACGCCCATGTCCGTAGCGGCAGGGCTTAGGGTCAGCGTGCGCTGGTTGGACAGGTGGTTACCGGTCTTTAAACGTATCTCGCGGCCCTCGTTGCCGCTTACTGCCGGCAGGCGCAGGGTTGCCGACGCGTTGCCGCTGGCGCTGGCGTAGTTGGCAAAGAGCAGGTGATCGTCGGAGTTTACCGTGAAGGTCGCGCCGTTGGTTAGTGCCAGGACTCGCGGCTCGTCGTACACGGCACCGCGGATGTACAGGTCGGGCCGGATGGCGGAGGTGGTCGGCAGGGTGTAGTTGCTCCTGTCGATGCGCACCTCGTAGTCGCTCATCACCCGGTAGAGGCGCTGCGGCTCTTCGAAGTCCATCACCTCGGTGATGTATTGGATGCTTTGAACGTTGACGCCGGAGTAGGTGCCGCTCCGCCGGTCGAGGCAGGTGCGCACCGCATCCGATAGGTCGATGGCTGCGGTGTAGCTCAGGGCGTAGCAGTTTACCTCCACGCTCGCTGTGTCGAGCGCAGACGGTGCCGCCTGCACGTCGCTCGGGTCGTTGCTGCGGATGCTGTAGACGACGTATGGTTTCGTCTGCTCCTGGTCTGCAATTTCCGGGAAGACGCGCGTGCCCACGATGGCGCTTATAGGGCCGTCGTTGGTGAGCAGGTAGTAGATGGCTTTTCCGGCAATCATCGCATGTATTTGCTAAAAAGTTGT